ACAGGTTATGGGCTTTTAACATGTGACACTAGAGAAGTCGAGTATGTTCAATCAGTTATATTTGGTTGGGAAAATCAAGACTTATCATGGAGAGTGTTAGAGATCAAATCAGAAATGCTCGAGAATAACCTCACATTAGAAGAAGCAGAAGCAAAAGTTAATCCTAATTACGAATTGATTTATTATGATACAGACGGTGCGCCTGTATACGGAGGTAGAAAATGGACATAAAAAACGGTTTATTATATAACGTTGAGTCATGCAAGTTCATAATAGATTTAATACCACCATCGAACGCAACGTCAAGACCAGGTTATCATATGATCCCAACAGGAATAACTATTCATAATCCAGGCAATGCACATAGAGCCGACCAGATAACTAAATATGTTGACGATACTAAAAATACAGTGTCTTGGCATTTCTCAATAGGTAAAGGCGTTGTATATCAAGAACTACCTATTAATGAGAACGCATGGCACGCAGGGGACGGTAAAAACGGTATTGGTAACAGATATACTATATCTTGCGAAATAGAAGAAAATGAAGAAGCTACACAAACAGCTATAGCGTTCTTATCAGAATTAACAGAGTGCATGGGTTGGAAAGGAGATAAGGACATATTTTTCACACATCAACATTGGAGCGGTAAGTTTTGCCCTAGATATTTAATGTCTGATTGGGACGAATTTGTTGATAAAATAGTTAACCATGGCACTCATTGGGCCGATAAGCTGTATGATTTTTATAACAAGTATATAGGAACAATGCACGACAAACGTTTTGATGCACCTTTGACAAGGGGTGAGAGTTTAGCGTTAAAGGTAGGCGAATATAAGAAAATACATGGAATGGAGGATTAACATGAACATTAAAGATAAGATTAAAAACCCGTACTTTTGGTTTGGTTTAGTATCAACTATTGCAATTGCAGCTAACATCGACCTGGAAACGTTAACAAGTTGGGCATTACTAGGTGAAGCACTAGAACAAATAGTAATGAACCCTGTTAAAATTGGTGCTATTATAGTGAATGTAACAGCTATACTAGTTAACCATAACACCAAAGGTTTAAAAGATTAACAAAATGTGGTATACTAAAGTAAGTTCTTAATAGCTTGAGAACTGGAGCGGCGTAAAAACCGTTTCTAACTACAACATAAAAGATTCATCTAATCTCTTCACACATAGAATATACGAGAACCGCGTCTAAAGCTCAGGCGTGGTTTTTGTGTGCGTAAAAATAAATAAAAAAGTTTAAAATAGATGTTGACAGGAGTACTCTTTAGTAGTAATATAAGAGTATACCAAGGAGGTGAACATATTGGCAATCAGAAACGTATTTAAAAAAGGGGCAACATCAAAGGCGGTAATTATACCTAGTCAAATATGCGACAACTTAGATATCGGAAACACTGACAGATTAGATATTAAGCAGGTAGGCAACAGAATAATTATTACTAAAATCAAGGAGGACTAAACAATGATCGAATTACACCCGAACCACATTATAGACCTACAAGACCAAGAGAACAACAGATTAGCAGAAATAGAAGAAGACAAGCAAGAATCAATTAGATCATTTAAAGCATTGCAACATGCATGTAAAGGTTTTAAACAAATATATGACGGTCTAATGTATATGTCAGACAATAACATGGTAATGGATAAGATGCACACCTTAGAAGCTTTACTAAGTGACTTTGATACAACATGTGATGATGCATTAAGAGCAATGGATTACTATTATGAAAAATAAGGAGTGATTGAATGTATGAATTAGAAGAACGAGAAACCATAATTAGAACTGATGAATTAATGGAACATTGGATAATACACACAACACAAAGAACAATGTGTACTAAAATACGCAAGATCAATTCTGTAGAGATTATTAAAGAAGAAACAACAGAAAACGGAACTGTGATAGCAGGGCAATACAAACTACCAATGAAGTGCGTTAGGTTTGCTAACGAAAGAACTTATACAGAAGCACAGCGTCAAAAGATGGCGAAACGTGCAAAGGAGAGGTTCGGTAAATGATTAGCTACGAAGAAAAGGATACTCTAACCGAAGAACAATACAAGGAGTGGTTAGAATGGCAAAACCAAAACCTAGAGACGGATCGACGTTAGAAGGTATTATTATCCACCATGAAAACCAGCTTGAATATTACAAGAAGAAGAATAAAGAGTTTAGAAATATGCCTATTTGGGCTAAGGTTGGTCAATCTAAGACTATTTATGTACCAGAAGTATTAAAGTATAGGCAAAAGATTAAATTCCATACGCAAGCGATTAATACGTTAAAGGAAGTGATGAATAATGAGCGTATACCAAAAGCTACAGAAAGCACAACTTGAACTGAACGCACCAAAGAACCAATGGAATAAACACGGTAATTATTATTACAGAAGCTGTGAGGACGTTGTAGAAGGCGCAAAAAATGTATGTAAGGACAACGACCTATTATTAACTATAACTGATGATATGGTTATGTTAGGTGATAGATTTTATATTAAAGCTACCGCTAAAGTTACAGACTTAGAAACTAGTGAGTCGGTTGAGGTCAATGGGTTTGCTAGAGAAGCAGTAACTCAGAAAGGTATGCAAGATGCACAATTAAGCGGTTCAACTTCATCTTATGCGCGCAAATACGCACTTAATGGATTGTTTGCTATAGATGATGAAAAAGACGCTGACACAAACGAATTTAAAGACAGAACAAGCCAAGGAACGCAGACAACTAAAGCTTCACTATCAGAAGCTCAAATCAAACGCCTATTCGCAATAGGTTATAGCAAAGGCTTTGATAACAAAGCAGTATTAAAATCCGTTAAAAAGGATTATGGACACGATAAAGCCGAAGATTTAACGAAGAAAGAATATGACGAACTTTGCGGAAGGTTAGAGAAATACAAGAAGCCAGAACCAGAAATAGATCATGACCCAATCGGTTTTACTGGTGATATTTCTGACCAAGACCATCCGTTCTAACAACGCTCCCTAATATAGGTGGGTATGCTCCCAAAGGTGCCCACCACTTTAAGAAAGGAACTACAATGACTAAACAACAAAGACAAAACAGAAGAATAATAAGCCTTATGATCCTAATGTTTGCATTGAACATAATTACAACTACATTAGCGGTTAAGTCCTATAGGCTATTACAAGCCAATGAGGATAAGATAGAAAGCGTTAGTGTTACAGTTCAAGAAATTAATAAATCTACTTTAGAATCAATTAATAATAATAAAGAATCTATAAAATCATTTAGAGAACAACTAAGCACTGTATACGAACTAGAGAACGTAAAAGATCAATTAGAACAAGGATATGAAATATTACAACGTATGGTAGATGAAGGAGTGAATTTAAGGTGAAATTTAGTATTTATGTAGAAGAAGTTTTAAAATATTCAGAAAAAGTTGACGGAGAATACAAAAACAAGTATAGCTCTAGCGGAAGATTTATTAATGTTGAATATAGCATAAGTGATATAGAGCAAATGATAGCCGATAAATACAAGCAAGAAAATTATGACGCTGATTCTTTTGTTTCGGTAAGTGCTTCATTAGATGAATAGATAAAAGCCAGCTATATAATTTAGCTGGCAGCAGTTTCAGGGTTGAATACCCTTTTTATTTGCAAACTCATGTAAAAGATCCTTTACAATTGACTGGTACCGTACTATAATGTAAAAGGAGGTGGTAGTAAATGAATTTTGGCTTAGAAGTATTAATTTACAGAAAAGAGAATAATTTAGATCAAACCGAAATGGCTAATAAGTTAGGAGTAACTAGGCAAACTATTAGTAATTATGAAAATAACAAATGCAAACCTAGCACAGGTGCGTATATTAAATTTCAAGAATTGAAAGAAGGTAATTAATGGCTAGTAAAAAATATTATTGGTTGAAATTAAAAAACGATTTTTTTAATCAAAGAGAGGTAAAAAAACTTCGCAGAGTTGCTGGCGGTGACACTTATGTTCTTATATATCTTAAAATGCAATTACTAAGTATAAAAAACGAAGGTGTTATAACTTTTGAGAGAACTGAGGACCATTTAGACGAACAACTATCATTAGAGCTTGACGAAGACTTAGAAAACGTAAGAATGACTTTATCGTTTTTGCACGCTAATGCATTGATAGAACCTATAACAAATGATGATTTTTTATTAAATAAGGTTCCAGCAATGATAGGGTCTGAAACTGGTTCTGCTGAACGTGTACGAAGATTAAGGAATAAAGAAAAAGAATTATTAGCGTTACATTGTAACAGTGGTGTAACGGAAAGTAACGCAGAAGTAACAAAAAGTAACACAGAGATAGAGTTAGAACTAGAGATAGAGAAAGAGTTAAATATAGAGATAGAGAAAGAAAAACCGAAGCGTAAACGCTTCATTGCTCCAACTATACAAGATGTAACTGCTTATTGTATCGAAAGGAACAATACCATAGATCCTCAATCATTCATAGATCACTACGAAGCTAATGGATGGATGAGGGGAAAGAATAAAATCAAAGATTGGAAAGCATGTGTTAGAACTTGGGAGCGAAATAGAAACGATAACAGCAAAAGCGACTTTAAGAAACAAGTAGAAATTATGGGGGACTGGTAATGACAAGAGAAGAATTTAAAATTATAGTAACTGCATTAAAATCTGTTTACCCTAAGTTCGGCATAACGGATAAATTACAATTTGACTTTTGGTTTTCGATGCTAGAAGACATTGATTACAAAACGATGCAACTGACTGTTAAGAAATATGTATCAGAAGAAAAATGGGCACCTACTATAGCGGATCTTAGGAAATCATACACAGAAACAGCGCAACCAAAGGTTCTAGATGCTAACAGCGCATGGGGAGAAGTTCAAAAGGCTATTAGATACAACGGTACATACGGCGAAGAAAAAGCTTATGAGAGTATGAGTCCTACTACAGCACAGGTTGTTAAAAACATGGGTTATAAAGAATTATGCTTAAGCGAGAATCAAATGGCTGATAGAGCACACTTCATGAAGATGTATGAAGTATATAAAGACAGACAACAAAAACAAGCACAACTACCGGAAGGGCTTAAGGAAGACATTAACCAATTAACAGGCGATCTAACTAAAATGTTGAGTATGCCAGAGTAAACCTATAAGGAGTTGATTAAGATTAAAAATATATTTTGTATTCACGATTACGAATTAATACATGAATTTACAACAGAGTCTGAGTTTGAAATCTTAGTAAAGCATTGTAGTTCTATGAGCGGTGCTGGCAACATATCTATGAGTAGATTGTATATACAAACATTCAAGTGCAACAAATGTAAGCATATAAAAAGATATAAAGAAGTTTTGTAACTACCAATAAGGAGTGTGTTAATGAATAAACATCAATACCAGCGCAAGAAGAAACAATCAGAACGAAGGATAGGTTGTATAAGCAATAATAACGGATGGTGTACAAAGGTAGGCGAATGGTGCAGTTTAATTAAGTATTGTAGTAAAGGAGTGGATTAGATGACTAAGCAAGAGGAATTAAGAATACTGAAGAATTTTATTAACATGATGACTAAGTCATATAGACAAAGATCAATTAATAGAACTGTAGTTAGGGATATTTTAATGGCTGGAACTTCTACAATGGGTTCGACTAGTTGCGCTGAAAAATGCGAAGAACTCGGTATAGATCCTTATGCCTATAAATTATGATTGGCTAGAAAAAGAAGAACAAGAGAACCCAACAGAGCTAGTGTGTAATTTTCAAGAATATGGTGGTGTTATGGATAGATACTTATTCAAAGGTAAAACAGATACAGAGATACACGCTAATAATTATCCACAGGCTTGTGTAAAACTTGTGGATAGATTAGTAAAAGGTAATAAGTTAATACTAGATGATTTAAACGGTTATGTATTTATAGAGTTATTTGGTGATCCTAACGAGATAGTAACGGATTGCAAAGAGAAACATCATGCATGTGCTAAGTATGTAAAAACGTTAACTGATAGAGGGATATTAAGTTATGCAGGAGGTTGGAATAATGGCAAGTCACGCAGAAGCAAAGAATAGAAGGTTAGATTTATTAGGGTTAATACAGAATTATAACCAATGTTTTAAATACACACCTCATAGCCTGGACTTGGCTAATATATTTGAGGTAGAAGAAGGAACGATTAAAATTGACATAAGAAGATTAGAAGACAAGTAGCTACTTAAGAGAATTGACAGATTCGTAAAGAGCGAGAAAAAGAAAGTATTGGCTTTAACTCAGGAAGGTAGAAGGTTATTAGAAAAGGATTTAGAGGAATATATTAAGAATAGAGAGGTGTAGATATGAAACAACACATAAAAGTTGAACAATACGAAAACTTAAACGAACAACAACAAATTAAATTGAGCAAGCTTATAGGGTGGAGCCATGGCAACTCCTTATGTTTTGCTAGTAAATTTGTTGAATTAATAACTACAGGTAAAATGATTGAGATATTAACCAATACATGTTCAAATATGAATATTGCTCCCGACTGGTACGACAAAGATAATGGCTGGGAAGTTAAGGTTGATATTGCAACAGGAAAAAATGAAGGAAAATTGAAAGTTACAAGTGAGAAAGAACTGTGTGACGCACTTTGGAAAACTATTGTTGAGGTGATCTAATGAGAGTTAAGTGTATAACAAATAACCTTAAAGGATTAACCAGAGGTGAAGATTATACAGTTATTAAATTTAAAGTAGGAGCATTTAAAATGCTAAATGATTTTGGTCGATTCGATTGGTATAGTACAAAGAACTTCGTGGAGGTTAAGGGATGATAAGGCTTAGATTTGTGTATGAAAAGGTCACTAAATATCATGGTATAAAAAAACAAGTTAAAAAGTTTTATGAAGAGTTTTCAGAATTTAAACAAGAAATGTTGCAAATGTTATGGAAAGAAGAAGATGCATGTATTGAAAGAATGCAAAGTGAAGCTGCAGACTTAATAAATATGATATTGCAATTAGTTGTATATTTTGGCGGATCAATAGAATGTATAATGTTAGAAACAACTAGAAAGATGAACAGAGAAGTAAATAGAATAGATAGTGGCCATTATGATTAAATTCACAGTAGAAGGACAACCAACAGCAAAAGCAAGACCACGCTTTAACGGTAAACGATGCTATACGCCACAGAAAACCGCAAATTACGAAGAATTGGTTAAATGGTGTTATGGCTTAGGGAATAACGAAAAATACGAAACTGAGCCCGTAGAGTGCGAAATAAAGGCATATTACTACATACCAAAGGCTACATCAAAGAAAAATCGCAAATTAATGCTAAAAAATAAGATTAGACCTACTAAAAAACCAGATTGTGACAATGTAAGTAAAATTATATTAGATGCATTAAACGGTTTAGCTTATCACGATGATAGTCAGGTAGTTAAATTAACAATAGAAAAGCTTTATGGAGAAGTGCCGAGAGTTGAGGTAGTTATTAAGGAGCTGAGATATTGAAAGATTGGGAATATACACCATGCCATGTATGCGAAGCACCAGCAGTGACGGACCATGAGCCTATACACGGAACAGCTGACAGGAAACAAAGTAGAAAGTATGGGCTTATGATACCAGTTTGTGAGATTTGCCATGATATGTTTCATAAAAAACCTGAGACTAATGAACCTTACAAGAAAGAAATGCAATTAAGGTTTGAAGAAACACATACACACGAAGAATTTATGGAGATATTTAAACGAAATTATTTATAAGGTGGGTGATTAGATGAAAATAGAAACTACTGATCTAAAGCTAGTGCAAAAAGGATTAGATTGGTATCTCGGATTTATTATCCCAAACAAGCACGTAGAAAAGATTAAAAAGTTATGCGATACAGACAAGGTTAAAACTGTTGAGGTTAAGCAGAAGCGGAATAAACGCTCATTAGATGCTAATGCTGCACTATGGGTAATGTTAGATAAAATGGCTAAGAAGATGCACACGACAAAAGACGAGCTCTATATAGAAATGTTGGACCGTTACGGAGTGTTTACACATATAATAGTTAAGCCAGAAGCGGTACACAGGGTAAAGGAAGAATGGCGAACTGTTAGGCAACTTGGACCAGTGACGATTAAAGGTAAAACGGGTATACAACTACAGTGTTTCTTCGGGAGCTCTCAATATAATACAGAAGAGTTTTCAAAGTTATTAGAGGGAGTTATCGAAGAAGCTAAATTGATAGGTGTTGAGTTTATAAGTAAAGAAGATCTGACTTTAATGTTAGAAGAATGGGGTAAATAGAGGGTGTGAAAACATTCTCTTTTTTATTTTATAAAAACCCTTGCACAAACCCTTTTATTCGTGTTATACTTAGGTTAGTTAAGAGAGCGGAACACAATATAAGGAGTGTTGAAGATGAGAAAACCTAAATACAAAATTGGTGATGAAGTTCATTTTACAAACGACAGCGGGATTTATTGGGGAATTAAAAAAATAACAGAAGTGAGTAGTTGTAGTTATAGTAAAAGTGGATTTGGGTACAAGGTAACGCCAACAGATACACCTTGGTTCGATATTAAACAAGAGAATTTAACATTAAAAAGAAATAAAAGCATGGAAACTAAAAGAAAAACTAAGATTTTAAAAAATCTTTAATAATTAATCAATAGGTTTGCGGTTAACCTTAAAACCGCTTAAGGAGGTGTAACACTTGGCAACTATAACAAAAGACACTACAGGTAAAGACAAAACTGATCGGTACAGAGTAATACTACCTAAGAAACTAGCTGAAGAGTTTGTAAAAGAACACGGTAAGAAAGTAAACATCAGGAAATACGGTAAAAACAGGTTGATTATAGAACCGGAGGAATAAATCATGTGTGAAGGACTAATAAGCTTTTTAATAATGATACATGAGAGTTGGAAGAAAAACAGGGAAACGGTGTTTAACCGCTAAAACAATATTATGCGCATAATGATTCTTTAAAATAATTGCGCGAAAGGTGATATTAATGCAATAGTGCTTAATATAAATAGTAGCGGTAATTTTCTTATCGTAAGTTTACTTTTTCGTGTTCATTCGTGGATACAATAACAAGTAACTTAGTCAGCAAAACGAAACATGTCTTTCATTACCACACAGAGGACTTCTTCTTCTCTGATGC